TTGGATGGGACACTTCTTAAAGAGGTACATCTCAGGAACCGCAAACTCCTTCAATTTTTCGGCAACCTTGAATTCAAACTCAAATGCACCATCGGTACTTTCCGATGTATCTATCTCTTTGTAGGCGACATATCGACGACCATTATCATTGATACTTCCACGGTACATCTTTCCAAATGCACCTTCACTCAGTGGCTTACCCTTACCAGTGCGAAGGGTAGGTGAGTTGTAACTAGGAACCTTCAAGAAGTGTTCTGGGATACAAGCCTTTTCACCTTTGAGTAACTTCTTGAGATTACTCTCAATAGACATACTTACTTATTGGTAAGAAGTTATTTTTCAACTTACCAAGAAGGACAAATTTATTTTACTTTTTTTTTCAGAAAATCTTTTTTTAAACATTTTTGATTTTTTTAGAACTGATAATTTTTACTGATCGTCAACTTCCTCAATCTCATCCTCAACTTCAACTTCATCCTCAACCTCGTCGGGTAGGTCTAGACCCTGGAAGGCAAAGGAAGGTAGCTTGGCAGACTGCTCAAAGAGAACCTGTTGAAGTCGGATTGTGACGCCAAACTTGTTGTCAATGAACCAGATCTGGTTGAGGTCAATGATAGGCATGGCCTTCTGTCCCTTCTCGATGCTATCGAGGGTGACCATCTGCTTGCTCATATTGTAGCACTCGGGAACAAAAGAGCCATCAGACTTGGTGAGAACCTTGAGCTTGATGGTTGCAGGGTACTGCTCCTTACCGGGGCGAACAATAGGCTTGTAGAGTGCCTCCTTGAGAACAGCAACGTTGAAATCCTTACCAAGCCACTCCTTAGCATTCTTGGCAACAGTGTTTACGATAATATCATCAAGTTCGGTAAGCTTGGCGTGTAGAGCCATAGCCTCAGCGTTATCGGGGTCAAAGGAAAGATCAAGAGAATAGGATGTGCGTCCAGTAGCCTCATCAGTGTAAGCGCTCAGGCCATAAGGAGAGCGCATGAAAGGGAGCTGAACATACAGCTTCTTGTTGTCGCCGGCGTTGAGGTAGACGGCTTTACCGCCATTCTTGTTCTTGCGAAGTTTCGAAAACTGCACGGAGGCAGGAGAGAAGTCGGAGGATTGCTGAATAGAGAGCGACATTGTTGGTTGGTTATATATCTTCTAGGTGGCTCAACTTTAAGTTAGTTTTTTTTGTTGAATTATAATAAAACAATCATGGGTTTATTTAAAGACTGTGGATGTGGGTGCAATGGTAAGAAGCAGGAGGACAAGTTAATCATCTCGATCATCTCTGCTCTCACCTTTTTCGTTGTCGCTAACCCCGCGACATTTCGCTTTGTCAGAGGAATCCTCGGATCTTGGATTGCCTCCTCTAATGGATGTTCTACGACTTCAGGTCTCATAGTGCACTCTATCGTTTTCATGTTCATCGTTTGGGGTATGATGAATATAAAGAAGGATGCTCCCTCTTGTTCCAAGACTGATGCCTCGCCCGTCGAGAAGAAGGAAAAGAAGGAAAAGAAGGAAAAGGTTCTCGTGTCAATGACTGACGCGCCCTCACCTGAACCTGGTTTCAAGGAGCCTGAAATCGCGACTAAGGTGAACACCGGTAAGGTTTTGGAACCCTTTGAGATTGGTGTTGATGGCGGATTATTCAATTAAGACAAATGATCTATCTGAAGTCTGACTAATCCTAGTAAAAGAAAGATCTTTGATTTTTTTAATCATCTGATCTATGTGATTTTGTTCAATTTTATAACACAATTCTGTGTGTAGTTTATCTCTGTATTCTACAATCAGTGGTCCATGTGCGCCAACGACTGATTGTAAAATGTCAAATGTTCTATCCATTTATACAAATTGTTACCATTATCTTTAAAACTCTTCATCGAATGTAATGTTCTCAGAGTCATCATCTAACTTACCGTAATCCCCGACCCTCTTTTCAAAAAAGTTTGTCTTTCCATCTAGGCTAATATTTTCCATAAAATCAAAGGGGTTTTTAGATCCCCAAATTGGGGGTTGACCAATCTGTTTAAGAAGACGATCGGAGACGTATTCTATGTATTCAGCCATCTTATCCGAGTTCATACCTATGAGGTTACAGGGAAGTGCGTCAATAATGAAATTCTTCTCAATCTCGACGGCTTCCTTAACAATAGAGTGAATAGTCTCAGTAGATGGTTTATTGCGAAGCATTTTGAAGAGTTCAACTGCGAACTCTTGGTGAAGACCCTCATCTCTAGATATAAGCTCGTTTGAGAAACAGAGACCGGGCATAAGTCCTCTCTTCTTTAGCCAAAAAATGGCACAAAAACTTCCAGAAAAGAAGATACCCTCTACACAAGCAAAGGCGAAAAGACGCTCAGCGAATGAACGAGACTTGGTATCGAACCATTTGAGAGCCCAATTGGCCTTGTTTTGAATACAGGGAATTGTTTGAATGGCTTCGAAAAGTTGCTTCTTCTCGGCACCATCTTTAATGTATTTGTCTATGAGTTTGGAATAGGTCTCACCGTGCACCATCTCATTATGAGACTGGTACGCATAGAATGAACGACCCTCTGAAATTTGAACTTCGTCAGCAAAATTGTTGTTTATGTTTTCAAAAACGATACCATCGGAACCAGCAAAGAAGGCCAGAATATACTTGATAAATTTTTGCTCGTTATCGTTTAGGGTTTTCCAATCTTCCATATCCTTTGAGAAATCAACCTCCTCAGCAGTCCAATTGGACATTTGGGCCTTCTTGTAAAGATCCCAGAGGTGAGGATACTTCAGGGGAAACACTGTAAAACGATTCAGAGTGGGGGCGAGAATAGGTTCATATTCTTCTTCTATGTAGTCCTGGAATTCAAAGTAAGTTCCGACGCGACGATCGTCAATAAATATTTGAGGGTAGGTTGTTACTGGGCCACCACATATCTCTTTCAGTTTTTCTTTGTCGATCATGACTTTCTCATAATCTAGACCCTCGGTCTCGCATAGATCCACTGCGTGGTCGCAATACTGACATCCTTCCTTCGAATAAATAATAACTTTCATCTGTGATATTATCCCTGATTATTTTTTGTCGGAAAACTCTAAGCATGATTGTGCCTTCTGATATAATTCAAGATGATATAGTTAAAGTCCTAGTTAACGAGGACGGTATTGAAGACGAAATGTATGCTGTTGTAGCAATGAATACAGGAAGAACACTCGGTCTTCATTACCTCAACCCCACAGAATCCGTCTATAAGACGGCGTGTATATATAAGGTTGATAAGGATGAAATGTCACCTGCCCCCTACGATAGCTTAATGGAACACTACCCAACTGGTACAAAGTTTGAAGATTTGGATATGAAACGTATGGGTGAAGAAGGGGATATGTACGCATTTTACTCAGAAATAGACATAGAAGATAGCGATAGTGACATACATGAAATGCATTTAGAAAGTGACACTGATTCCGAGATGGCAGATTTCATTGTCCCTGACTCAGAAGTACAGGGTCTAAATATTCAACCACCTGATTATGCCTCTATCGACAGAGATTGGAATGAATGGCAACCTTCTTCAGTAGGAGCTAGAAGTTTCAAAGAAACTGTTGATTTAATTGAATCGCGCGTTAGGCGCCTAAGTGAGTGATGCGTTTTATTATTTTTTATAAAAGATCAGACAACACAAAACAATGCTGGCAACTATATGGTCTGACATAGACAAACTATTACAACAAAAAACCGAAGAAAAGCCAGTGGTAAATATAAATTTATGTAGAGAATGTTTTGGTGTTAAGATTTTTTCACCCGAGGGTTTACCAACCTGCTCAGAATGTGGGCTCGTTGAAGACAGATATGTGGATGACACAGCGGAATGGACAAGTGGAATGAATGAAGATGGAAAAGTTAAGGATCCCTCAAGGTGTGGGAATCCTAACGCCAACCCCGAACTCTTCTCCCAACATTGGGGGAAAGGAACAATTATTTCTACACAACATTCTTCAACATATGAGAATAAACGAATGGCTAAAATTAACTTTCACATGTCTATGAATCACAAAGATCGCTCTCTGTTTCACGCATACCGTGATATAGATGAAGCGTGTCACACTTTACCTGATGTGGTTCTCAAAGATGCAAAGATGATGTACAGAAAGTTCAACGAGGAAAAATTGACTAGGGGTGCTGTTCGGTTAGGGATCAAGGCGAACTGCGTTTTATATGCGTGTCGGTTAGCTAAACATCCACGAACAACTAAGGAAATTTCAGATATGTTTGGAATTCAATCGAAGGATGTGAGTCGCACAACACAAATATTCAAGGATACAATCATGGGTATTACAGAAAAGAATTACGTAACAAAGTCGTTTGATGTGATGAACCGACTTTTAAATTCATTTGAGGTGACAAAGGATGAACGGTTACAATGTATCAAATTATGTAATTCAACTGAAGACTGTGTGGAACTTATGAGCAAAACACCTAATAGTGTAGCTTCGGCCATTATTTATAAGGTTCTAGGTTCAAAAGTAAAAAAATCTGAACTATGTGAAAAATGTAACATATCTGTACCAACCCTAAACAAGATAGATAATATAATTAAAAAGCACTTAGAGGCTAAAGCTTAGTATTAGAATATGACGAAGTTGTTTCTAGCCACACCATGCTATGGTGGATTATGCTTAGAGAAGTATATGTCTAGTATAATCAAACTTCAGATCCTTTTAATAAAAGAGAATATTCAGCTATTTCTTGACACTACTGAAAATGAGTCCCTAGTTCATCGCGCGCGTAATGTTTCAGTTGGTCGCTTCATGCAAAAAACTGATTGTGAATATTTCATGTTTATAGATGCTGATATACACTTTGACCCCGAGGCTGTTGTACGTCTCATTAAGTCTGGACACGATCTCTCTGTAGCGTGCTATCCCAAGAAGGTTGTTATGTGGGACCAAGCTGCTGAGGCGGTTAAGGCGGGTGATGATCGTAATATGTCTATGTTGTCGTCAAGTCTAGTAATTAACTTTGGAGCCCAAAATCGCCCAATTAAGGATGGTTTCATTGAGATTCTAGATGGACCCACTGGTTTTATGGTTATTAAACGCTCGGTGTTTAAAACTCTTGAGGAGAAGTTCCCAGAATTGTGGTGCAAGAATGATCACCAAAATAGAGACTTTGACGAATACCACGCAGCGTTTGATTGTATGATTGATCCCACCAACCGTAGGTACTTGTCAGAGGATTACGCATTCTGTCGTCGTTGGCAACAAGCCGATGGTAAAATTTACGCGGATGTTAACACGACCCTAGGACATGTAGGCAATTTACCATTTTCGGGATGTCTAAATGATAGGCTTAAGGGATAGAATCTAATACGAAATATATGAAGATCGTTACGATTCTAGTTGTGAGGTCAAAGGCGTGTCATGTTAAAACACTTCATTCCGTTCTACGATTGAATATGCGATGTCTTCAGAAAAATTACAATAATGAGATCACATACGTTGATGACGATCCTTACAAAAAGGCTGAGGCTATCCAGAAATATATGAAGACGTGTGATCGTATTATCTTCATAGATTTTGGGATTGGTGTAGATGATGGATCTCTAGATCAATGCTTTGAACCCCACGAACATGTGGGGTGCCTCGTTTTCCCAGGTGTCAAGGAGGGTATCAATTGGGATCAATTTAAGACGAAGGTACGAGAAGGATCGAGTGAACCTGCGTCCCAAATGGGTTTAGATTTTGACACTGAGTTGGGAAAGAAGGTTTCCAAAGATATCTACCACGTCACATCTACTACATCAAAAGCTTGGTTTCTAAACACTAAAAACGTTTCTAAAAAATCTGGTTGGAAGATTTCACCCAAGTTTTTTGAAAAGTTTATTAGTGATGGAGTGCGAGTTTATGCATTTACAGCAGCTAAGTTAACCATGACTTATACACATGAATGCTTAAGTAATATCCTAAACGCTGCTGGCGTGAAAGTATCTTAAAGTTTACACAACACTATAAAACATGTCTATAAAGCCGGAATCCCCGCTTTACAAATATGTTGTCGGATTTATTCATAAAACTTGGGGCAGTAAGGATTATTTCCCTGGCCCTCAACCGGTATCTATCGAATACAGACACTTCCCAATTTTAAAGGGTGGTCAATATGTCGTTTGTGAAAAGACTGATGGAGAGAGGCATATGATGGTTGCTTTGATGTTTGAGGGAAAGAAGAAGTGTCTCTTTGTAAATCGGGCATTCAACATGTTCGAAGTCTCACTTAATCTTAAAAAAGATGTGTATGACGGAACGATCTTGGATGGTGAATTGTATGAGAATACACTCATGATTTATGATGCCGTTCTCGTGTGTGGAAAAACTGTGTGGAATGAAAATCTATTGAATCGCCTTGGATACGCAAAGTTCGGTGTACTTGAACCAATCATTTACATGAAGATGGATAAGTACAGGCTTCAAATGAAAGAGTTTCATCACATGAAAGACTTCAAGGAATTTATGGATGAACATCTCCCGAATGTGAAACAAGAAGTTGATGGTCTCGTTTTCACACCTGTCAATGATCCAATTCGGATTGGAACCCATGAGACAATGTTCAAGTGGAAGCCTCAAATGAAAAATACAGTGGACTTTATGATGAAGCGAGAACCTAGTCGGGAAACACCTGGGTGTGTACCCGGGATACCCGCATGGAGGCTTTACGTGCAAGAAAAGGGTAAGCTCGTTTTTGAATCGGAAATTCCACATAACAGACTTGATGATAAGTCATGGTTTGAGGATGGAGCGATCGTTGAATGTATGTATGTTACTTGGGAAGAACCACTTTGGTGGAAACCCATCAAAAGGCGTTACGATAAAACGCACCCCAATAACCGCCGAACATTTTACAGAACTATAGTAAACATCAAGGAAAACATTAAGATGAAGGAGTTTTTAGATTGTAGACCATAAAGTAGAATCCACCTTCATCGGGTAGTTCATGTTCTTTTATGGTTTCATCATCTATTAAATTCCATTTATTACGTCGTTTTACAAAGCTCACATAGTGACCATCATTTTGATGACCTACATGCAGAGCCGCTGAGATGAGATTATATTCATAGTCTTGAATAAGTAGATTTTCAATAATTTTAATATGACTTTTACTATCAAACGAAATCATTAGGACTTGTGGTAATTTTGAAAACACCGAACGACTCGTAGCCACGTGATGCACTTTTCCATCGTTATCCTCAAAGTTTTCTATAGTATTCCAGTCAGTACTTTTTAGTAACATAGTTTCCATATTATTTCCATAGGATGTGATCAAATGAACACTGAAGGTTTCCTCATTCGATGACTTCCCACCGGGCCATATGATTTCTTGCTTCTTCTTCCCATAGAACCATTCCTTAATTTCTGGTTTAGAAACCTCTAAAATATCTATGATGCATAAAATAGCTTCCTGAACGTCATGTTGTTCTCGGGATTTGAATCTTGGGAACTTGGCTCGGAAATGTTCTAAGAGTGTACTGATGTTGACACTTTCTTGCCCCTTGGTCCAATATGATTTAACTAGATTGGAGTAACACTGAGTAAATTCACATTCACCTTCGTAAGGGCGTCTTAAAAATAGATTGCTCAGTACGGGAATGTACAACAGGCATTGAACGGCTGTGTTGAAATAACAAGTGTTCCCATTATTGTCAAAACCTTTCATTAAACTTTATGCATAAAAAAGGCTTAAGTAAAAGACGCGTATAGTAAATGTTAAGTAAAATGGACACCAAATCTATCACCGAAAAAATCAAGGATGTGTTTGAGACTCACAAGAATGAGGAACACATCGAAGTAGAGATTCGTCTCGGAAAGCACAATGGTTCTCTATTTGATACAAATGTTGGAAAGGAAACGTTTGAACGTGTACTCAAGGGTTTGAGGAAGTACGATGGATGGGAGGAAACCAAGACCACCTCGACCGATGTTTTCTATGATGACACAAACGGTATTCGCATCACCTCTGACGAAGATACCGGTGAACAGGTCATGGTTCAAAAAATTAAAGTTGTCAAAGAGGACTTCAAGTTTGAACCCCTAGATGTTCGTTTCAGTATATCTAGGGAAATTCCGACCCATGGATCTTATGACATGGATCGCAAGAGATCCAAGTACCGCCACTCCTTCATTCGTAAGAACCTAAGCATTGACATGACAGTATCTTCTGGTGACAGTGTTGATATGGACTCGGAGGATGCCTCATCATATCAGATTGAGCTTGAAATTGTTAAACCCAGTGATGTCGGTTCATACAATGATCTGTTCAATATTCTCCACAAAGTCAATGATCTCTCAAAATTAATCTAATGTAGTAGTAACATGCTATACTTGGTGATAGGTATCGTCCTTCTATTTTTTCTTTTTGAAAAACGTAAAGTATCTGATGAAGTTGATGTATCGGAATTCTTCTACATAAGTAACGGTATGTCTAAAGATACTTATGTATTGATGCACAAGGATGGTATGACCAAGGAAGAATTGGATAAATTTGTATATATGGAGGATCGTTTTCTTCAATATGAAAAAGATTCAGTGTGTCTAGGTATACCGCAAATAGTCCCAGCTACTCAACTTTCTAATAAAATAAAAGACACCTTTCCAAAATATAACTTCTCGTACCACACAATACATTTAAAGCAAATAGCAGAACCTAAAAAAAGTATTAATCTAAAGATTAAATGCCCTTAAAGTCTATGGATGAAGCCAGACATCTGGTTGTTGAAAAACCAGATGGTTCGGTGGCGATAGCGTTTAACGAGGATGTTCCACCCCCAGAAGTTCCACCAGAACCACCTGCCACACAAAGGAGAATTCATATAACTGGACTCACTTTTTGTGAGAAGGGAAAGGCGATGACATGTATATTTTTTTACATAAGTATATTCATGTTAACATGGTTTTTTAGAATTATAGATATCGTTAACGCCTGTTTCATGTTCACGACTTTCATGTTGGTAGTTACAGGGTGGCCAATTGCTACATATCACATAGTGGTTCACGGACTTCTATCTATTATGATATTTGTCCCGCTCATGGTAATTGATATGTGGGGTACGGCCGTATATCAATTAGGTGTTGCGGTATTATGTATGTATTTAAACTACACTTCTAAATATGTCACTGTCCAGCATCTTGAAGAGATTCCATAAGACCATCTTATGTTGTGGACTTTCAACATATTCCCAGTCATCAACTATAGACATGATGAGTTTGTTATCATCGGGCTCATCATTTTTACGAAAACTGAGGGGTGCACGTTCTCCCTCACTCCTAACATTTCTAATGTAATCTGCTACAGTATAAATAATAGCGTCTAAAAGTTCTTCCTTGGCCATATCTAGCCAAGAGTCTGTAGGTGTTCCCCACGTCCTCGTGTCGTCGTCCACCCTCACACCGTGATTATATCTTTTCAATCCTAGCTTTAACCGCTCGGTTAATTCCTCTCGAACGTGCATTATTAGTAATATTAGCTATACGCTTTAACCAATTTTTCTTAAATTGAGCCAATTTAGAAGCCGTTATAGACTTTTTCTGATTCTTGAGGTTCATGATATAGTTAACAGCTGCGAGGCGGTACCTATTCCTCATATTATTCTTAACTCCGTTAATATTGACGAGCTTCTTTTCTAGATCACGGACACGCTCCCTTTTCCATTGTGCGACAAGTCTCTTTTTGATGTTGTCTATATCACGTTTGAAAGGTAGACCCAACTTATTGGTTTTATTCATGTTGCGAATCCTATTCTGAATAGTTTTTACATCCCCGTTAAGGTTGGGTTTGTACCTCTTCATCCATATCTTTCCATATAGTTTATTGAGATCGTTTCGGATAGAGTTTTCATTGAGCCTTCTCTTCATTTCAACATTATTTGTTTTAAGTGCCCGATTCATGTTCTTCTCAACCTCCTTAGCGGCTCTCTTATTATTTGTAGCCTTTTGCTTTAGAGCCCTAGGGGAAAGTGGCTTTTTTACCGGTTTATTGGCGATGTTGTTTCTAGCCCTTTCTATTAACTTACAAAGATCAGCTTTCTTCTCCTTACCGGTTAGTTCGATCTTTAGAAGTTTAGCGATATCTTTGAGTTCCTTCACCTTTTTACCCATACAACTTCCACGACCAATCTTGAATCTACCGTTGGCACCCCTCTTAAGGTTAATGTTTTTACCCGTAGTATTCTTGTAGGTGACAGTTCTAACACCTTTCTTGGCTTTGATCTTTTCACAGATTTCATCCTTCTTCATCTGTCTAGTGCCATCCGACGTCTTTATCCTAAACTGGACGATACCTAACTTTTTAGCCAGTTCTACAAGTTCACCTCTACTCATACGTTTGCATGCCGCCATATCAACGTTCACCGCATTAAGTTGATTTTTGGTTAGTTTATTGGGGGTCGTCTTAGCCTTGGCCTTGGACTTGGCCTTGGGTTTCGCTTTGGCCTTGGGCTTTGCTTTGGTTGTCTTTTTGAGACCTTCACTGAATTCACCAGTGACTTCAATTTCACCATTTCTATCGAGTTGTTTAACGAACCTTGTTCCAAACTCGTAAGCATTTTGAAGAGTTTTTGGATCTTTAGTTCCTAGAATTTGGACGTTTCCATTCCTAGTAAGTACAAACTTGTAATCAAATGTGTCAATATAAAGAAATGGTGTAAGTTCGGGTTCATAACTCGCGTTACTCATCCCATACTGCTTGTAATTGAGAGCAATACTTCCCAAATTTCTAAACACACCATTGATCCTAAATTTGGCACTTAAATTGTTATATTCAAATGGACCATAAAGGAAGGGTTGTTTTTCCGTATAAGTGTTGACCATGAAACGACGTAAGAGTTCCGCTTGATTGGCGATATTAGAACCAACGAAACCAGCAGAGAAGCGTATCTTACCATTTCTATAGAAATCTAGGGTTCCCCCCTTTGTTTCAATATCATTGGTAATGTTAAACTTGAACTGAACCTTGTTGATGACTTTGGTGGAATTACCCTTTAATCCAAATTCCCTTGTGTGTTCAAGCCCAGTTTGCATTTGACCGTAGTAGCCGACAATCTTGGTTGTGTCTACATAAAGACCTTCACCAATCGGTGTCCTACCAACCGGTGTTTTTAAGAGTAAAGGTTTAAGATCCATCCGAACATTCTTCTGTCCAAAGTCTTTATTAATCATCGCATTGTACATACCTGTATTTAGTTTACTTACTTGAAGTTCAGTTGGTGGTGGAGGAGCGATGTAGTTTAGGTTATTACCAAATCCTTTTGCGAAATTATTATTGGCTAAAAGGTTAGTATTAATTTCAGGTTTCATCATCCCCTGTTCAGCTAATACGTTTTCAATCATTTTTTCGTTATTAGAATTCAAGATGACATCATCAAATTCGTTGGCTAATGGAGAGTTCTCAAACTGTTTAAAACGACCATATGTCCGGTTATTTACAAGGTTCTTTTGAAGTGTGGGGGGAATCCGTGCCTGTCTGGGAAGTGGTCGTGTAGGGCTACGGAAGAACTGTTGACCTTGTGCTATCCTATTTTCACGAGCTTTTCGTTCTTGGATCATAGCGACGTCTCGTTCTAGACGCCGAGTGAAATTGTCATTCGAATTTGACGCAGAATTGGGACTTTGAAGTTCCACGCCAGAACGACGAACAAATTCTTGAACCGACTGGCTCATATTACTATTGGTCACTATTTTTTTTAATAATCCTCTGTGAATCCGATACTTTCCTCAATCACATCAAGTCCGAATATGACTGGCTGTTTGGGGTAGGTTCTTCCCTTGTATTTAACAATCTCTTCTCGGACTTCAATATCCCTAGAGCTGAATGGTCCTACGTAGAAATCCTGGTTAAATTTAGGTTTACCGAGGTTGTTTGCAGAACAATGTTGGTTGAACATCTGCACGAAGATGGTCTGAGGAACACACAGTTCTTCACCATACTTGATAGATGTAGATTCCAAGAAGTTTGTGAGCGTACTCGCAACCATAGCCACTTGCTTCTTGATGATTTCAAAGTACTTCGGAACAACGTTCCAGATATCTCTATCCCTGTATTTGTTAGAATAATCAAGGTATCCACGAACGCACTTGAGGAGGATGATGGGTAGCTCCCTGTTGAGCTTCTCATCTAGCTGAGGATCAGCTTCCCTAACCTGCTTAGTGAAATTCCATGGAAGAATACGACGTAGGATAGAGCCAGAATTATCTTTCCAGTTTGGTACTTCATTACCACCCAAAACTCCAGGAACATTCCATTCAATAGATACCGCAGTCTTGTTCTTTACGGCGATAGATACATCTTCACCCGAAACTATAGACTGAAACTCCGCTTGTTCAAGGCCAAGATCGGACTTTATCTCTGGTGCAATGAACATGAAGTTATCCTTGATAGCAGACAAACCGAACTTCTTCTCAATATTATTCGCTAGGACACCAACATCCTCACTTTCATAGAACTTCTTGAATACCTTCGTAATTAGGGTACTTTTACCAGACCTCGCAATACCCTTGAAGAATGGGATAATTTGCCAAGAATCTAACTCACCAACATCATAACAGAGACGCCCACCCATCACATATGCCCAGTCACATACTTCCTGATCCAATTTCTGATACTTTAGAACCTTGTCGAAGTTTGGTGTCGGGATATCCTGCCACCTCTCCAGGTGTGAGAAGTCGTCAAACTGTTGATCAAAATACTTACAAGAAACGATAGTTGGATCTAGACACGCAAAGTCTGAGCTCTCATATGGATAGAAACGACAGTCATACACACCACGATCTGGGATCCATTCTTTACCAACAAAGAGACCGTTTTTGAAAGACCATACGTGTCTTCTCTTACTTATCTCAGGGAACTGCTGATCTTTGCATTTGGATACATGGTCAATAACCTCACGGAAAATACTTCCCTTACTTGTAAAGTTTTTCCAGTTTGTAAACGATGAATCTTTTTGAGCAATTGAATACACAAACTGATCTATAGGAAAAATTGGATTCCAAGCTCTAGTTCTGTACCCCTCGATAGTCTTGATTTCTTCACAACAATGTCCCTTGTATCTACGATACCCACACTTATATGTTTCTTCTAAAGTGTACAGGAGACATTTTTGATACGGTGAAATACTTTCAATCTCTTCGTCATCCATAGCAGAAGGATCCGAAAACTTTGGAAATTGAGGCTGAACAGTTGGAGTACTTACACGTTCATAGGAGATGTAGTGACGTCGGATATTTTCATACCCATCCTCAATGTGTAGAATGATATTAGCAATACGCTTATCTAGACTAAGACCCAATTCATCAGACAGACTATCGTCATCCTTTGTATCGCCATTTTTCATTTTCTCCTTTTTCATCTTGTTCATATGATTCCTTAACTCTACAGCGAAGTCAAGGTTCTTTTTTCTTATAGTCTTGATAGCTACCAAATCTATATCATTGATTGATACAGCCCCATATTCATTGAAGCAATTATTTGAAATGTACTGGTTGTATCCCAGCATCTGGTGACTAAGAAAGTCTTTTTCATGGAGTCCCCACGCATTCTCTAAATTTGATAAGAGGCGTGTACCCTGATCCTCATTCATCGACCGAATTTGCTGATTATGAAGCTCTGCCAAAGCTTCATACTTGTTGGGTTCCTTGTCGATGAAGTGGGTATTTTCCATATTAATGATACTACAGGTTTTTCTTTTAATTAGTTTTCAGAGATTGAAGTTGAGCTAAAATTTTCACTAAAATTTTATTTTGGACTTGGATCTGACTAGAAATTCCAACCAGAGCACTGCACACAGTGTCACCCTCATCGGTCGCGAACAGAGAACCGAGAAGCTCGGGTAAATCAATTTCCTCATCCTCACCAGGATCTATGATACTGTCAGTCTCAATTTCAATCTCGGATTCGGTATCCAAAATTTCACCATCTTCAATTTCATCAGGCTGTGTGGACATTTGTAGTAGACTGAGAAATTCTGGATCGCGAAATTTCGCATTTCCCCAAAATTATTTTCTCTGCTTATAGTACAACAACTCTCAAAATGGCTGGCGGTCTTATGCAACTCGTCGCTTACGGTGCCCAGGATGTCTACCTTACCGGTAACCCTGAGGTAACTTTCTTCCAGGCTAAATACAAGCGCCACACTAACTTCGCGATGGAGAACATCGAGCAGACCGTGAACGGTACCGCCGCTGACTCCGGCCGCGTCTCCGTCACCGTTGCCCGCAACGGTGATCTCGTCGGCGACAT